AATTTTTTATTTGGTTTCATAATCCTAAATTCCACATCCATATTGGTATTACGATAAAGTGCAATTTGTAGTACAATAGTTAGTTTGTTCGCTCATTATTTAGTGCCTCCATATAATATATATATATAGCAGACTTTGAAAAAAAATCAAGCCTGCTATTGTATTTTTTAGTGCGCTAAAACGTAGCAGTCTTAGTGTGTTGGATACATAGTGTTTTTGAACTCAGAGATTTCATCAGCTTTTTTATACATGCCTTTGTTTCTTAGTTCACGAATAGCCATGCAGTATGAACGATATTCCATTGCTTTGATAAAACGTTTAAACATTATTTGCTCTCCAACATAAGTGCTTTGGCTTCTTTGTGAAAACCTTGACGTGATAGTTCAGCAGCGGCTCTTGCTCTGCCTGCTGATTCACCAAATGCCCATACGCCCATTGCGAATGCAACAGCATACTTGCCAAGTGTTCTAATAAATTTTGGTGTTGTTACAGGTGTGTTTCCTACTGCTTCCATTATACCCAACCTCCCAAGTTGCGGTTTGCTTCTACAACACTTCTGTTATCGTGAAAGGTTCCATTAGCAATTGAAGTAATATCACTACGACCAATACCTAAGTCTTTTAACTCATAGTCTGAAAGTCTTGACAGTTCAATTTTTGTTTTACGTACCAATGCACGTTTTTGTGATTTAATTTTCATATCATGTATAAGGTCCATCAGTCCTTGTACTGCGTCTGTTAAGATAGTTGATGCTGTTAAAATTGCTTGTGTCATTAGTTGTGTACTCCCATTCGTGGCCCATTGCCGTTGTGTGTCATCATGTAGTGATAAGCAAATTGCCAATCATTTTTGTATTCTGTTTTTGCGTATAGTCGCATATCGTCAGAGTGCTTATTTTTCCTCGCAAACAAGCTCGCAAGGTTATTGTATAGTATATTAACCATTTTGAATCTCCATATTCAGTTTTGGATGCTTGAGGAAAGCAATACCCCAGGTCTTTTCCTGGCGTCATTCGCTTGATATGGCAGTCTGCGCCTGCCCCTCATTTTTTGCAAGCTGAGGACGCTTGTTGTTGTACTTTTATTTATTTTAATATAACACTAAAAACCATGGTTTACTAGTGCTGTATGCGCAAAGACGATATGCGTTTTGTGCAACTGTGCGCTAGTGCGCAGCTATTTTAGTTTGAATCCTATACGACCTTTTTGCCCTGTAGCAAAATAAGTCTTGTTAACCAATTGACTGTCGCCTGCAAACACTGCTGGAAATTTAGTAAAGTAAGATAACGTTACTGCATCATTTGTTTGTTTACCTTGTGTTACTAATTGTACATATTGGTTATTGTTTAGTACAGCTAGCATTGCAGATTTAAATTCATCCATACTGTTTACTATGGGAACCATTTGATTAACAATCGCTGTCATAGCATGCCAAAATACTCTATAGTCTGGTCTTTGTAGTGTACCGCTTTGCACACCTTGTTCAGTTGTCATACGTTGCAAACGTTCTGTACCCAAGTCTTGAATACTTTGACTGCGCTTGTCTAAATCATTGAGTGCAACAATGTCTTGCTGATTAATTAATTGTAAACTACGTGCTACTTTTAATGGACCGTTTACTGCGCTTTCTGTTGCCAGTGTCTTGATAATAAGACTACCACGTGGGTACTGCGCTTCAATCTCAGGTGTCATTTGTTTGTACACGCCGCTAAGACTACTAGCAGCTCCACCACTTGTACTAATCTTACTACTGATCTGTACTTGGCGTCCGTCTGCTAGTTGTATATAACTGTCAATTAGTTCTTGTGATACGTTTTGCGGGAACATAATTTTTGCCCCCAAGAAGTTATTGACTTCGAATGCTGCAAATAATTTACCTGTATCGCCGCCGACACTAGCGCCACCTACTGTACTAGTTAATGCAATAGGTCCTAAGTACTCGCCTGCATATTTTTGTAGTACATTGAAATACTTTCCTGCGCCGTCAATATCTTCTGTTCGACCTGTTTTTGCTTGCTCTACAGCAGATTTCATTACTACTGCTAGGTCTTCGTTGCCTGTACCTTGTACTAATTGTTCTGTGCCTTGTACTACTGCATTAGCTAGTTCATCACGACTGCGATAGTTTTCGTCTGTGATGATATCACTTGGTTTAATTGGAAGGCTTTCTTTTTCAACACCTGCACTAAACTTGTAACCATTTAGCGTTTTCCATGTACCGTGTATTCCAGCAGCTGGAATACTTTTCAAGTAACGTACCCAATATTGTGGATTGTTATCTTTGTCTGTTACAGTAGCAATTACAGCAGCAAGTGAGCCGCTGTTTGGATTGTTATCATTGACTTGAGAATTTTTGTCGGGAACAGCACCTTCAACTGCACTTAGCATTTCATCCATATCTCTAAATGCATTACCTTCTTTTGGTAATACAAGTATGTCTTGTATGGTTAAAACGTCGTTTTCGTCGGTGTTACTGATGTAGGTTTCACCCTGCGTTCTCGCGGTTACACCTCTAGATTCTGATAATAGTTCAAATGCTCTCATACAACTATTTATTAATTTCCAGTCGTTGTTCTTTCATAAGTTTTATTGAATTGATTGTTTACCTTAATAAACGTTGTGCATTTGTTAAGTTGTTTGAGACAGTTTGCACCAACATATGTGAGTGTACTACGCACACCTCCCAGTACATCTTGTAGTGTTACTACAACTGGGCCTCGGTATGGCACAAGCACTGTACGTCCTTCACTACTGCGATAGTCTTTGAGACCTTCAAAATGTTTATCATTGGCTGTGGTACTACTCATACCGTAGAACTGTACAAACTTTTTTGTTTCTATAACTTTCTCAAATCCGCCAGCTGTGCCTTGGCTCATTTCATAGTTAAGTTCATTTGTCTCGTAATATTTTGTAATAACTTCGCCGCCGCCTTCATCGTGTCCGGCCAGCATACCACCAAGCATTACAAAGTCTGCTCCGGCAGCAAAAGCCTTAGCCACGTCACCAGGGCAGGTACAGCCGCCATCAGCAATAATATGTCCACCGAGACCATGAGCCGCATCTGCACATTCGATAACTGCCGAAAGTTGGGGATACCCCACGCCAGTCTGAATGCGAGTAGTGCATACACTACCAGGGCCAATTCCCACTTTAACGATATCAGCACCATTTAGGATTAACTCCTGTGTTTGATCTGCGGTAACAACATTACCTGCAATAATAACGATAGTAGGGTACAACAGTCTAAACTCAGCAACATATTCAATGAAACGCTGACTGTATCCGTTTGCTACATCTATACATACATATTTTAGTTTATCGCCAACTTGTTTGTATACATCACTGAATTTACGTTGATCTGACTCTTTAATGCCAATGCTCATAGCAACATGTTCTGTACGGCTAGGCACTTCTCCATTAAAGTAATCTACTAATTCTTGTACACTGTATGTTTTAACAAGACAAGTAAACACATTAAGTTCACTCAGTCTATCTGCCATAGCGAATGTACCAACTCCATCCATATTACTAGCCATAATAGGAATGCCTTCGTAATCATAATCGCCATGTGCTGGATAACCATAAGGTAATTCATCGGAGTTATGTTTTGGATTTCTATAATTTTTAAATGCAAAACTTCGTTGCATCTCTACTTCTTTTCGTGATCCTAGTGTACTACGCTTCGGTCTAATCAAGACATCAGAGTAGTCTAATTTTGTCTCGTCTTCTATTCGCATTTAAACCTCTTCTATGTCAAAACTGAGTGGATATCCGGCTGTTCTGCTGAATAGTAAACTTTCGCTTACTTTTTGTTCAGCAATTTCATAGTAGTATATACCTGCAACACCTTTGCCTTCGTTGTGTACATGTGATGTAACTTCTTCAGCACTATTTTGGTTATGATTATATACATTTTTAAGCAATTCGATAACAAACTCCATGGGTGTATGGTCATCGTTATGTAGCACGACTTTATATTTACTAGGTCTAGGTGTGTTTAGCCCAATATTATTTATAGTTTGTTCTGTTGATTGTTCCATACTAATATTTATCGTGAATTGTGGGGGATTTTACTCCCCCACTTTTGGTTACTTGATTTGAATAGTGCGTGGTTTCTTCTCTTCTGGAATAATACGCTCTAGTTCGATGAATAGCATACCATTTTCCATTCTAGATCCATTTACTACAATGTCGTCGCTAAGTGTAAAGTTGCGTTTGAAATGACGCTGGCTGATGCCTTTGTGTAACCATTCCCATCCGCTAGACTCTACTTCACCTTCTGGTGTGTGTTCAACTGTAAGTACACCCTCTGCTACTGTAATATCCAAATCTTCTTTGGCAATACCAGCTAGTGCAATTTCAATTTGAAACTTCTCACCATCACGTACGATGTTGTAAGGTGGATATCCCCCTGTACTATTTTGGTTATGATTTACATATTTGAACATATCGTCAAATACTCTATCAAAGCCAACAGCATATGGAGTAAGTTTATTGATGTCTAATGTTGTTAATCTATTCATATCCAATCCCCTTACGCTTTCAATGCCGCTGTATAAGCAGTGGTCATTGATTCTGTTGCAGTTGCCCAAGATTTAGCAAACTCTGTGTTTGCGTCAGCCATTGCCCGTAGAGGCGTTGTGTACTGTTCACTTGGATCAATTGTGTTGAGGAAAGTTTTTGTTTGTGTGTGGATTTGGTCCACTAGTCCGTTGATGTAATTTGCTTGCATAGTAATCTCCTTTTAAAGCAAGATTGATAACGTAGACCCTATTGGCATCTACATGTTTATTTAGTAATTTAGGAACTAACCGTGGTCCCTAACGTGCGTATTATGGCGCAACCCCTACTACGTTGTTACTCTTGTAGTGCCACTATAATTCTTATCTAGTGGGGTCCTTTCTTGTTACAGTTAGGAAATAAAGTAACTAAATGTTCGAGCTACTTTGAAATACACACTCACTTGTACCCTTGTGAGGTCTTGTCCCATACACTGGAAAGCAGGTATATCTACTCCGGTGTGTATTTCAAAATACTCAAGCTATGTATATAATATAGTATGTGTTGACCGTAATGTCAACACCTTTTTTATAAGTTTTCGTTCTTTTTAGCTAATTCTTTAAGATGTCGTTTACGTGCTTGTGCTTTTTCACGTTTTTTAACTGCACTAGGTTTTTCGTAAAATTCTTTTTTACGCATGTCTTTGACCATGCCTTCTGCGTTTACTAGTTTCTTAAGTTTTCGTAATGCACGAGCCACGTCGTTACCACGTACCTCTACATATAATCCACGTTTTTCATATGACGGTTTGTTATAATTTTTGTTCATTCTTTCCTCGTTAATATGCCTATTAGGCGGTTTCCGTTTAAGCTGGGTTTGGCGTCCCAGTGACTATTTTCAAGGCTATCTGCAATACGCTCCATGATCCCGAAACCTTGCTGTTTATTAGCGTTTTCTCTACCTCTGTAGCGTATAACACACTTAACCTTGTTGCCTTTGTCTAAAAATTTATCTATGTTTTTTAGTTTAGTTTCAAAATCGTTGTCACCGATACCCAGTTTAAACTGCATTTCTTTAACAACAATTTGACTTTCACGTTGTCGTTTGGCCGCTTCTTTTTCTTTACGTTTTAATTCATAAAAGTATTTACCTGCATCTAATAGTTTAGCTATAGGAGGGTCTGCTTTTTCATTTATAACAACAAGATCTTTGCCATAATTTTCTGCGAGTTTTACTGCATCATAGCGAGACAATATCTGTTGTTGTCCATCTTCTTTTATAACTCTGAGATTGGGGTGCTTAATATCTTTATTAATTAGTTTACGAGTTTCTGCTTGTCTACGCATCGTAATCTAATCCCTCGATTACAAACGCACTATAATCATCTACACTTTCAAAAATTTGTTTACCTATACTATTCAATATTTTCACTACTCCCGACTTTTTATTTTTTTCATTTATGTATACATTTTTAGTATCTGCAGTTAAAACTAACGCAATGCCTAATTCGTCTAGATCGTCTAAGTCTACATAAACAGTGTCACTCAGACGCATAACACTTAGCATCCATGCTAAGTTTTTATCTGTAATTTTTCCATTTGGGTAATATAATACTACACTTACTGTGTTAAAAATATTATCATATAATGTTTCTATCGTTTGCACAAATTTAATATTCGAACTTACGATTGTTACCATTGGTCCACTTGAAGGAAGCATTAGTTCCGGTGGTGTTACTGTAAAAATTGCATTTTCCCTCATTGGGTTTATGTTTAATCCTTTTTAATTTTTATACTTTTAATAGTTTTTCCTGAACTAGCAAGTCTTCCGTCAGGACTATATAATTTCATATTATGTCTCTGACTTAATTGCTGTGCATTAAGTTCACTGTCTTCTCTATTATCAGTATATGGGTCATATGGTGTTTTGTCAACTTCTTTTTCAAGTTCGTCGGCAACCTCTTGTAAAACTTCGGGGTCTGCTTTTTCTAATAACTCTTCGATATCACTATCTTTAAACTCGTCGTCTATAATTTGTTGATCAACATCTTCGTATACTGGATCTTCTTGCACTGGCTCTGACTTTTTTACTTTTGGTTTTCTATTCCATTCAAACGTATACTGTGCTGCAATCAATAACATAACTGCCAGTGGATCGAATACAAATATAATTGTAAGTATAACCCAACGTACTGCCTCTTCTAGTATATCTCTATCAGCTTCGCCGCCATATACAAATTCAGCAATATATTTTACTGGCCCGACTTCTGCTTCCAGCTTACGTGCTTCTGCTTGTAGTGCAAACTTTGTTTCAATTATACTATCAATTTCATTGTTTGCAAGTCTGACACGTTCATTTTGTTCATCAATGAGTGTATCTAAATCAACATTGTCGCCGACTTGTATTTGATCTCTCAGGCGTTGTATAACTGTTTGGCTATTTGCAATCTCGTCTTCTGCAACTGCACGTATTCTGGCTATTTCTGTTCTGGCACTTTCGATTCTAGGATCTTCTTTGTTACGCAATTCTGTAATTGTGCTTTGTGCAGTTTTACGTGCTTCTCTGTTAGTGGGAATATCTGTAGTTAGTACACCATCTATCTTGGCTTGTATGTTTGCTTTCGTTGTGTCTAATCCACTAGCCGCATCATTTCGTATAGTATCGATAGTATCCAACAACGATTGCTTACGCTGGTCGATACGTGTTGTTTGTGGGCCACGCAGATCTTTTACCAGATCAGTAAGTCGAGTACGTTCAGCATCCACTGTGTTTTGTGCTTGTGTTCTTAGTTGTGTTTCTTGTGATTGTAGCTGAACAATACGAGCTTGCTGTGCTGTAACCCAAGTCTCAAGTGCTCTACGTGTATTACCGCCGAATAATCCGTCACTAGTAACACCAATGATCGCTTGACCTTCTTGTATCTTAGCACGTTCAGTACTTTGTAATTTATTTGTAGTAACAACAATAGATTCTTCAACTGCGGCAATTTGTGCTTTCAAACTATCAACTGCACTTGTGTCTATATCAATATTGCTGATACGTGCTTCATATTCATTTGCTTGTGTATTGATACGTTCTAAATCTATATCCAACTGTGCAATTTGATCTCTGTAAGGCTGTACTTGTTGTTCAACACTAGCAACACTAGTGCCTTCTAGCTCGGCTCTATAGCTGTCGACTACACCATTTAATCTTGCTAATTCGGTATCCAAACTAGCAATTTCATCTTCGTATACTGCTACACGGTTTGCTAGTGCGTTTTCTTGCGCTGTAATAATGGCTTGTTGTTCATCAATACTAGGCTGACGTCTGGTATACGCATTGTCGATTCTAGCTTGTTCAGCATCAATTTTATCTTGGATACCCACGTCTTGGTTATCAGCATCAGCTTCGCCTTTGACAATACGTGCTTCTGCTCTAGCGATAATCTCTTGTTGACGAACTATCTCGGCATCCATTCTTTCCAGTTGTGCTACTTGTTCATTTGCAGCACTAGTCTGTTCGATATGCGCTTTACTTAAGAATCCAAAAATACCCATGCTTGTAATAAACATGAGTACAACAACTGATATGCTTAGATAAGTTTTGAGCCACCAAGCTGATCGCTGCCAATATCGGTGTAGCCATACAGCGGTTACAAGTTTACCAACTTCTAATACACCTCCCATAATTATAATTGGCAAGGCAGCGGCGGCAAAAATTGCGACCAGTCCTGCTACACTATAATATATTGCTACGGCACTGATACACAGTGCAATAAACATTACTAATATTCCAAAAATCATTTTAGTCCCCGAATCTCTCAGCGAAGCCTTCAGTTATCATCTTCTCGCCCACATCAGATTTTGTACCTGCAGCATCGATAGTATAAAGTTTTCCCATTGTACGTCCTGCTTTACCTCTTTTATTTAAAATGGTTTCGCATATAAATTCATTACCTAATAGCTCTGTCAGTCGATTTTTACTTGCTATGGCCTTGCTTCTATCTTGCTCGTTATCACTACGAACGTCCGATACATTAGCGCCATATAATTTAATCCGTTGTCTTATAGTAACGTTGAATCCAAGATCAATAATTGCATCAATCGTATTCCCGTCTATTACTCGTATTATACTGCATTGGTATGTATACATTTATTCAAAATCCTTTGTTACTATATACTATTTATCGGATTTTGCTTGAACCGCATGCCAAGCGATTGCTTGTCTATTGCGTACAGGACTGTTTACCCAGGTTCTAACATTTTTATAAATCTGTTCAAAGTTTTGTTTACGCTCTGGATCTTCTTGTCCGCCGCTATTATCAACTACAAAGAAATTACTTGCACCAAACACTTGTTGGAAGCCCATGATATTATCTTGTACTTGATTCCACATTTTGTTAACAACTTTAGTGGGTAAGCGACGAGCTCGTTGCGTATTACGTGCTTGTGCTACATCTTCGCTAGTGTTTACAAACAACATCATTGTTTCGTATCCTAGCAATTTAAGAGACTCACTTTGTTTTTTTACTTTATTAACGTCCTTGCCGGTACCGTCAATGACTAAACCAAGTCTGCCATGTATATAACCAGATTGCTGTGACATCGTGAGTTCTTTTGCACGACTACGTATTTCCTGCCCTCTGTCACTGTAAACTTGATCTGGATCACTTAAATCCAAGTCTTGTTTTTTAGCCAAATATTCGTAAATATCATCACTGTTTACAGTTTTCAAACCAAACCCACTCAAAAGTTTACCGGCAACGTAGCTTTTGCCACTGCCGGGTCCTCCTGCTAGGAATATTGCTTTAAAAATATGAGGGTCATTTGGACCCTCATTAAGTTCGTGTGATATAATTTCGTTTATTAGCATGTATATATTTATGCTAGAAGTATTACTCCCAACGATAAAAAATGTGTGCGCCTATTCGTCCAACTAGTTGTAGTGTTTTAGCCCACCGGGGTTCTACATATGTAGCATGATAATGTGTGGCACCTTCTGTAATACCACGAAATTTACCTTCTTCAACCATGTTCCATGCAATTGATTGTGCTTCTACCCAACGGTCCTGATCTTTTGGTTTGTCTGACTTTCCATCGCAGTACCAACTAAACTGACAGGCGTGGCGCTTCATACTTCCGTCAGCATTTTTCATACCTTGCTTAACTACTTCACAAACTGTATTAGGATAACGTCTGTCATTTACACGATTCATAACAACGTCTGCTACTGCGGCTTGATCTGCTAAATTACTTCCTCTTGCTTCGTAGTATACGTTCAGTGCCATGCACTGCACCTGTGGGAATAGTTTTTCCAATTCAAAGTTCTGAGCCGCTGCCGGTACTGGAACGGCTGATAACAACAACACTGCTGCTGCAATAAAATGTTTCATAGTTCTGCCTCTTGATTATTATATTTACAGTTCGCCAAGACTTAACTGTTCTCTGACTTTGCCATGCTCGTCAACCAGTTGTACAGTTCCGTCTTTGATTTTACCACGTTGCACTAGATAGTCTTTTTGTTTAATCTGTCCATGCATATGACTTACTGCCTGTTTTTTAGAACTGAACAAATCACAGTTTTTTGTCTTAACGCCGCCGTGGGTATTGTAAAATACAGTTTCAACTTCGTAGGTAGTCTTACTCATTGTTATACACGCTCCTAATTACGCATAATATAATATATAAATTGTTAAATGTCAAGTTGAAACTGATAGTCTGGAGCTTGTTTTTCAAACTCTTCAACAATTGCTTTCTTTGTTGCAATCATATTTTCTAGCGACGATAATGCCATTCGCTTTTCATCACTTGCACCTTCTTGAAATGCAATGATTGCACTTTCAAGTGTTTGGATATCTTCGAGTTCTTGTACCATATTTGGTCTCCTAGTCTAAATCACACTGCCAATAAGAACCATCATACTCAGCACGTAATGCACCAAGTGGATAATCCTTATGCTCAAACAGTATATAAGGTTTTGCATTGTAGTCAACCTTTTGTGTCACTACATTGACTTCGCTAAAGTCTATAAAACGCTCACCGCAGTAAGCTGAATTAAAAATCCGTATCATACCATTGCTCCTTCAATTTCATCAGCAGCATCATCGAACCAGCTAGTGTAGTGTTCACCGTCTAACAACACACTCCACTTAGCAAACATATCACTATCAATGAAGTTCCAATTAATACTACCGTCTTGTTCTTTGTTTTCATCCAGTGCAATAAAAGATTTCATATCCGCTTTAAATTGGTTATGCATCTTTTCATCTGCTTTAAGAGCATCAAACAAACGTTCTGGAATAACTTGCAGTCCTTGTTGTGCTCTAGCAGTGGTGTACGCTGTGTAGCTGGAATAATCAATCGCTTGCATTGTTAGTACCTCGTTTTGTTTAACTTATACATACAGTTTAGCACCAAGATGTCTTGATGTCAACAAAAAAGTGCAAGAAAGAATCCTTGCACTTCAATGACTTATAATTTTTTTACAGTTCTAAGTCTGGATATTTCTCCTTCATCTTAGCTGTGTGCTTTGCTGAATCAAACATGCACCATACTGCACCCATGACCAAGTATACTATCATGCCGCCAAACAAGGCAGTGTCGCCTCGCCAGCCAATTAGATACATCAGTCCAATGCAAGATATTAGTGCTGTCATTGATACTGCAATGATTTTTGTAGCGTTGTATGCAATCTTTACAAATTCGATTGCGGTTTGTTTACGAATGTTACTCATGAGGGTTCCTTTCAGTTGAGTAATGGGTGGGCTCGTGCCCGTTGCTTGTATCCTCCCAAATACTGCTCCTGTATTATACTTCCTCGAAGCCACACATTGCGACTTCATATTTCTTATTACCAATCAACATCTGGTCTCCCATTGATGTTGACCGTAGTCCCATGCCACCTTCGTTCAATGGTGCCATAACAGTTACGTTAGGGTTATGGTCGCCGTTGTCTTCGATATCGTTACGGCTCCAACTGCCCATAATATTATTTGTCCAACGGTATGCGTATTCTAAACATTCATCTGTAGTGCCAAACGCTGAGATTTCTTCTGGTACATCAACAAATGCTACTGTACGTGGTGTATCTTCGAACGCTGTGTGGATTACTGCTACTTGCATATTTCTTCTCCGTTGTATCTAACTTATACATACATATTAGCATCAAGACGTCTTAGTGTCAACCTTTTTCATCGTCTAAATTGAAATTAAATTCATATGTATCATCAAAGTTTGCATCAATGGTTACAGTGTACGGTTGATCTGGATCTACTGCTTTAATATCTACCAGTAAACGCTGAATAGCTTCATCTGTCCATGCATCATCTGTATACAGTGTTTCGTTAATTTGTCCTTCGAAGTTCTTCCAACTGTAGTAGTTGTCCAATTCAACTGGATCACATGGATCAAAACCAGTGTCAATAATGTCTTCTAGTAGCTTTGAATCATGTATTCCGCTTTTACGTTTTGCACGTTCTGTTGCAAAGTCAATAATATTGCTCATTAATCGCACTCCGGAAATTTATATTTTACCACTTGCTGAATTGGTTGAAAACTGCCGTTCATATGTTGTGCAACATATACTTTGGGTTCTTCGGTGCCCCAACGGAATATGGCGTTCTTTGCCATATTAAATACTTCTCTTTTGTTGCTGTTAACAATTGTATCCTTAGGATCATCGTCACCAACTTCTACTAGATATCGCAATGCATATATTGTAATATCTTCTACGCTTAATGGGACCTCTACTTTTGCCAGTATACGCCTTCCGTTGCCAGTGTCTTTCGACCTCATTGTTTTATGCCTTTCATCTTGCCTATTCTTTAGTTCAATAATTGTGCCATGACGTCTGTTCATAGCTTCTTGTATAGTAAGAGTTTATGGCAAGACGACTCGAATGTCAAGAAAAAAGACAAAAAAAGATTGATTTTCTTCTTGACACAGTATTTATACTTCTAGGAATGTAAATCTAACGTTCCAATCGACATTAGCGGCAGTAGCATCGCCTTTTACTTTAACACGGAAATTATTGTTGACTATCTGTGCAGTAAAGTTCCAGCCTGTGTAGGTCACGGTCCAGTTGCTGTTCTGATCAGGACTTAGTTCGTTACCAGCAACAGCGGTATTAGCTTCGTATATGTTGCCGTCATATTCAACAGATTCCCCTGTTGTGTATGCGATCATTGGATCCCATATTGCTGTTATTGCATCGCTTGTACTGCGTTGGTAATCTGTTTTCATAATACTATTACCAACAATAGTAGGAGTACCTGTTTGATTATCAACTGTGCCTTCAATTTTAAAACTCTGCACTTGTCCTGTATTAGCACGACCTATTGCAAATGCTGTGAAGAACCAAGTTTTACCACTAGCAGGTTCTGGATACACACCGTTGATTTGTACATCTGTTGCGCCGCCGCCGGTGGTTGTTATTGAAGCTTTCTTCACATTTGGGTCGCCACTAATATCGACAGTGTCTGTATTTTGTGTGATTGTTACACTACTGTCTACACTTGTGATTGTTTTAAACTGAAAATTATCAGTATTCCTGTTTTTAAATAACTGTGCGCCGCTTCCAACATTACTTGCTGTAAGATTATCGCTAATAAAAATATCATCGCTGTTTTGTGTTAACTGAATACTGCTACTGCTGGTTAAGGAACGTAACTCACTGTTGTTGTTTAAAGTTTGTTTGAATATTTCTTTGCCACTACCGATATTACCTATAAAACTACTACTAGATAATATATCTGGTAATATAGCTAAACTCTGCCAAGTAGTGCTTGGGCCAAAATATGCTTCTATTCTATCGCTGTCTGTATTGTAACGTATTTCGCCTACTTCTGTATTCGGTCGCTGTGCAGTTGATCCGCTTGGTATTTTAATAGCGGCAGTTCCTGGTATTCTTGTATTTTCTTCTAATTCAACTTTGATATTACCGCCCAAGCCGTCTCCGTTAACAACTCGAGTTTGCCCGCTAGTACCTTCAACACTTCTAGCTTTACTTGTGCCACTATCTTTAACAATTATTCCACTTTGAGTTTCGGTATTCAAATTTGATAAGAAATCAAATAATGTAGAGGTTGCTTGTTGATAATCAGAAAGTGTTCCGCTATTATTGAGCCCAGCGTCTTTTCTAGTAAAAATAGTTAAAATGTCTGTTCTTACAACAATATCATCTGTATTGGTTTGTAAGGCTAACATACCTTCCTCACTACTAACAAGATATAAATTACTTCCACTATTATTAAAATTATTAATTACAGTAGTGCCACTAACAGCATTACTACTACCTGCAGTAGTTGTGCCATCTGTAATAAATCCTCCTGCTTTAAATCCAGGACTATTAGGAACTGTAGGCGTACTTCCAGCACTAGTTTCTATTTCTTGTTGAGTGTATTCAGCTGTATAACCAATGATGTTTCCGCAATAGTCATATACAGGTGTCTGTGTGTCTATGTTTGGTTGTGGGTCGTCTGCTGCTTTTAATAGTGCTAACATTTCATCGTCTAATAATAAATGAAAAATATTAGGATATTCAATAATATCACCACCAAAGACTCTGTCGCCGTTTTGATCGTATTGGTGTCCAGCACCTGTCGCTTCGCCTAAGCTGTACTGCACAGGATAAGCAGCTAGTCTATCATATAAACTTTTTAACTGGCTAGTAAGTCTACTATTTCCACTTATCGGTCCATCACCTGGATTGTGTAACATTCCAATTTCGCTATTGCAATTACTATCTGGCGTAGCAAATTGACTCCCGCCTGGTGCATACGATCCTGATATGCTGTTTTCAAAGTTAATCATATTGGACATTCTGTCTCCAATACCACTAACTTGCGATACAATATTATCTATTTCACTTTGAATTAAACTACCGTTTGTAATTGCATCAATTTGATTTGCTATATTTCCTAGCACTCCACCATTGAATACACTAGCATTAAAGCCGCCACTTGTACTAATACATGCACATACGTTGCTCGGGTCTATACTTCCAATATCATTTGCAAGTTGTTTACCTGCGCCTAAGAAGCTGCCCATAGCACGTTCTAACATATTCGGAATAGCAATAGGATTAACCGGAGCACTACAGAAATTAATTAAGTTTGCAACATTTTGTGCTTCTGCTAGCACCAGGTTTAGTCTGCCTAGCACACTGTCTATCTTAGTATGATCCATGAAACTTTCTACACTGCCTAATAGATTGTTTAGTGCATCAGCTATTTCGCCTTGAATGTTAGGAAGTTTTAGTAGTTCTTGAATATTAGCATGTAAACATAATTGCACATTTGGTAGTTTTATACCATTTCCACTAAGTGCTTGACATAACAGTTCTCTGAGTGTGAAACTATACTGTGCCTGTGTTACTATCCTAGCTGCATCTTCGCCGGCAGCAAGTGTTCCGCTAATATGATGTCGTGCATCTAAATAGTCATTTGCATTTTGCAAGCCTGACGCAAAATCTTTGAAGCTCATTGGCCGCTCCCCGCTCGTACATTAGGACTAGCAGTGGTTGCTTTAGGATTACAATGAGAACCTCCGGGACAAAGATTGTCTGCGTTTGCGTTATTATTTAAAACAATAATAGGTATATTCATTGCTCTAACTTTGCCAACAGTTTCGCTTGCTATCAATCCGCCCGATCCGTGGTTGTTAACATCACCATCTATACTAATAAATCTTCCATTAACTCTAACATTGGGAACACGAGTTATAGTCGTTGCTCCGCATGCTCTCGAATCAAATTGTCTGTGTACGTAATTCATACTACTATTTATTAGAGTTTTAGACTCTCGGTTAACCCGCCCAATGAACTTGCAGGTGTAATTCCACTAGTACTTTGTGTGTAGCTGTCTGCAAGGGTTTTGATTGTCCTTGCTGTTGCTACAATTTGACTGCCTTTGACACTAACTGGTTCACTGTTGTGTGCATCGATACTCATTAGCCATGCAATAAGCATTGCTTGTCCATTTTGAGGATTAAGTGTAAGCACAGTGGGTTTTACCAGTTTAAGTTCGTCTGAGTTAGAACTTTCAAATCGTGACACTAGTTCTTCCCCTGTGCTTAGTTTTACGGTGATTACATCACCTTTTTTAAAGTTTGAAATCACCAACATCTACAACTTCTCCTATGAGTTTTTTTACTTGGTTTGGGTCCATACGTACAAGTGCCATACCTCCACCTGCTACTAAGAGTTTACCATCATGGTAAATTTGAGGCATAGTTCTATGCCCTTCATTTATGAGAAACTCTCGAGCTTCTGGATTGGTATCCACTCGTATTTCTTCGTATTGGATATTGTTTTTCTTTAAGTAGTCTTTGGCCATGTCGCAGTATCCGCACAGTGGTTTACTGTATACTGTGATCATAGCTTCATACCTGAGAATGTATTACCATTAACATCTTGTTTGGTGCCGCCAATAACATAACTACTAATTTCTGTTTCTTGCGGTGCTACTTGTACTTCTGCACCAGCAATCCATTTAGCAGTCCACGGTAAAGGATTACTTCCGCCTTTGTATGGACTAGGTAGTCCTACAGCGGTCATACGCTTGTTGGCAGTCCATTCGACATATTCGTGCAACAGTTGTGCATTAAGCCCAATCATCGATCCGTCTTTGAACAAATAGTCTGCCCATGCTTTTTCTTGGTCTACTGCATCTACAAATAGTTGTACCATTTCGTCCTGAGTTTCTTCTTGGATACGAGCAAAGTCAGGATCATCTTTGGGCATCAGTTTAAGTAACGTTTGGGTACTACCCAAGTGTACATTCTCATCTCTACAAATAAGTTTAATAATCTTAGCATTGCCTTCCATCTTTTTAAGTTCAGCAAATGCCCAGCTACATGCAAACGACACATAAAAGCGAACGCCTTCAAGGATGTTTACACTCATCATAGCTTTCCAGATTAGTTTTTTAAGTTCATATTTGTCCACTGTGATTTTCTTACCGTTGACTGTGTGTGTTCCTTCACCTAATAGGTTATACCACATACCCATTTCAATAAGATCATCGTAGTGCTTACTAATATCGCCTGCACAATCCATAATTTCACTAATATCCATCATCTCGTCGAATACGATACTTGGATTACTGTATACATTACGAATAATATGTGTGTAACTGCGACTGTGGATCGTTTCATTAAACGTCCATGTTGTTACCCAGTTTTCTAATTCAGGCAAACTAACTAGTGGATTGAAACTGTCAGCTGGTGCACGACCTTGTACACTGTCCAACAAGATTTGTCTTTTAAGATTACTTGTAAAGATATGCTTTTCATGTTCTGTCAGCTGTTTAAAGTCTGCACTGTCTTTGAGTACGTCTACTTCTTCTGGACGCCAGAAGAATCCTAGTTGTTTGTCTGTTAGTTTATCAAACTGTTTGTATTTCAATGTGTCATAACGTTGAATATCTACACCGCCGTTCGGGTCTAGAAACATTAAACTGTCGAGGTGCTTGTTCCGTTGATTTTGATTTAATACGCTCATGTTATTCCCTTAAATTGTGCAGCTATCGCATTCTTCGTCTTGTAATAGATATTCGTCTTCGACTTCTATATTAGCAGATTCATTGAGTTTGTCAATATCTATTTCGCCTTGTCCATCAAACGTATTAAAATAGTACAATTGCTTTCCACCATATTTGTAAAAGATCAGCAAGTGTCTTAGCATTTCGCTCATATTGATCTTTTCGTCTTCATAGAACACCGGATTATAGCTGGTGTTTACACTGATACCCTGGTCAATATATTTTTGCAATACTGCCATAATACTCATATAACCTTCTGGGCTGCGTTGATCCCACAGTAGTTCATATTTGTTTTTGAGATGATGAATACCAGGAACCACTTGCTTGAGTACTCCGTGTTTACTTTGCTTAACACTTACTAGGCTACGTGGTGGCTCAATACCGTTTGTGGCATTACTAATCTGTGCTGATGTTTCAGCAGGCATAAGAGCCATTAGTGTACTGTTACGAATACCTGTGCGTTTTAATTGATCACGCAGTTCTCTCCACGGCATACGTTCTTTGTGTGGTACCAGTTCATCTACATCTTGTTTGTATGTCTGGTTGGGCGTAAGTCCTGCACTATATTTTGTTTCTTCATTCCACAAGCATGCGCCTTTCTCTACTGCTAGGTCTGCGCTTGCTTTGATTAGATAGTAACTCCATGCTTCTGCAAATGTATCAATCATTTCCAAGTTTGGGTTGCTGTATGTCATGCCATTCTTTGCCATCCAGTATGCCAAGTTAATAATGCCAACGCCAAGAGGACGTCTACCTGCTGTAGCACGTTCCGCCGCTTTAACTGGATAGTTCTGATAACTCAGTAATGCATCAAGTCCACGCACTGCTAGTTCGCACGGCTTTGCAAAGTCTTCTGGCTTTTTAATATTGCCCCAATTGATCGCACTCAGTGTACACAATGCAATCTCACCCTCTTCGTCATTGAAGTCGTTAAGAGGTTTAGTTGGCAAATCAATTTCTGCACACAAGTTACTTTGTCTGATTGGTGCAACATCTTGTTTAAACGAACTGTGTGTGTTTGCATTGTCTACATTCTGCAAGTAAATGCGTCCTGTGTTTTTACGCTCTTCCATAAACATACTGAATAGCTCAGTTGCACCGATAGTTTTCTTACGTAGTTTTGTATTACGTTCTGCACGTTCATACAACTCTTTAAACTTGTCTTGGTCTGCAAAAAATGCTTCATATAGTCCAGGAACATCACTTGGACTAAACAATGTAATTTGTCCGTTATTGATTAGTCTTTCATAAAACAACTTACTAAATTGGACACCGTAGTCCATTTGACGCACACGATTTTCTTCTGTGCCTTTGTTGTTCTTTAGCACAAGTAGGTCTTCTACTTCATAGTGCCATATGGGGTAATATAAGGTTGCGGCGCCGTTTCGCACACCACCCTGGCTACAACTCCTTGTAGCACTTTGGAACATTTTAAAAAATGGGATGACTCCGGTATGATAGGCGTCACCTCGACGTATGGGGGATCCGAGAGCCCGTATACTTCCGGCTCCGATACCAATTCCTGCTTTTTGTGATACGTATTTAACAACAGCACTAGTAGTAGCATTAATACTATCGAGGCTGTCATCACTTTCAATGAGTACACAACTGCTAAATTGGCGTTGCGGGGTGCGTACACCTGCCATAACAGGAGTAGGCAAACTAATAGAAAAATTGCTAACTGCATCGTAATAATCTTTTACCCAACGCATACGTGTTTCTTTTGGATAATCTGCAAACAGTGTTGCTGCAATTAACATATATGCCACTTGTGGTGTTTCTTTAATTTCGTTTGTTACACGATTTTGCACTAGATACTTGCCGCGGAATTGTTCCATAGCAGCATAGGTAAAGTTTTCGTCTCTGTCATGTTTAACGTAATCGTTTAGTTCGTTCCATTCTTCTTCTGTATAATCTTCCAACAGTGCAGGATCATACCACCCTTCTGCAACATTGTCTTTAACTGTGGTTAATAGGTGATGAGGTTCGTAACTGCCATATACCATTTTGCGTAGATGATACACAATCAGTCGTCCAGCTACCCATTGATAGTTTGGTGTGTCTTCACTGATTAAATCAGCTGCACTTTTAATAAGCGTTTCTTGAATCTCACTACTGGTGATACCGTTATAAAACTGTAAACTACTTTTAATTTCTACTTCACTTGGGCTTACGCCATTAATATCTCTGCATGCATGAAATACTACTTTGTGTAACTTTTCTAAGTCTAATGTATCTTTACCACCATTTCGTTTGATTACTTGAATTTCGCTCATTATTGTTTACCTCTCCATCATTCTTATATTAATAACTGCTTTTTACCACATTGTCAATGTCTATCTTGTAGACAATTGTATCTGTGGCTGGTCTATTACTTATGACACCATGTGTATAATTAAGCAGGTGCTTTTCTGCTACAATAGCACACAGGCGTTGTATACTGTCTTTTTTATTTTGTACAAATACCAACTCAATCGGTATCTTATTATTAGCATAGTATATAGTGTACGCCATTCCTAGTGCAAGGCTGTCCTCACAAAAATCTCCTTTGTGCAACATCTCCCAAGGCGTAGGCCAACTTTTGTGGTCAACTGGGTCTATTGTCATGCTACTTAAAGGCGCACTTTTCCACCAATCCATTACAGTTTGACAGACTTCTAGTGTATTATCGATGTCTAGGCTTTGTCTGAATTCTCGCCACATACTCAATCGAGTTTTTGGGGATTCAAACCAAGCTCTGTGATTTAATTGCTGTTCCAAAGTTTATATGTATATTTAAATTTGCTGATTAAGTTGTCATAATCTGTATATTGTAGCTTCATCAAACTGCCCACAGATATATCTACGTTGAACTGCACATTTATTGTAGCGGTTTCTGTATAAGTGTCGTCAATTGTACTGGTAGATGCACTAACGTCTGTGGCCATACGAATCTGACCAACTCGTACGCCGTTTGTGCTTTCTAATGTATAATCGATAATAGCAATATTATGTCCTGTGGTGTCGACACTAAATCCAGTATCACTGTTACTAGCATTAGCAGCCAATTGTACTTGATCAATTTGTGTTACATCACTATCAATCTCAATTTCACTATTGAATCCAACTGTCACTTCACCGGCTGCCGGAGCACTTGGAAAAGTTAGTGTAGTACCTGTAATACTATAAATGCTAGGATCTTGTACGAAGCCGTTCACAAACACTGTTACAATATTTGGTTGACTAAGAGCAATTGGTACTACAAACTGTGTAAGTACACCATTGGCAGTCCCTACGTTTACTGTGTCGTTGCCGATGAATAACCGCCTAACATCTTTCGCATATCCAATTTCACCTGGATCTAATACTGGCAAGTCTGAGAAATCACCTTGCCTAACTTTAATTTTACTGATTCGTGTATCTGCCATCGCTTGCTCCTGATACAGTATTTATGACAAGTTGTAGAACTCTTCTACTCTGTTTGCCCATTTTTCTTCCCAAACTTTAAACTCTTCTGGTCCTGCTTCCCACAGTTGCCAATCACAATCTCGACTACACATAAAGATAGCAGTGTGTTCGATCTTTGTACCAAACACTTCGTTGTGTGCCATTCCATAAGCGGCGGCTTGCATAAAATAATCATCAATCCATTCACGCTTTTTGGGACGATTTGTTTGTTTAAAGTCCATAATAGTTGGACGTCCTTTGTATATGCCCACTAAGTCGGTGGTTCCTGCATATAGACCTGGGTAACACAAGTTTACTTCGCTACCCCAAACTTCGTCAATGTCAGCTTCTACGTTTTTAATAACGGTCTCTGCCATCATCTTGGCTTGTAGCATGTTCTGGCCTGTGTACTCTTGGTTAAGGCTCCATGCTTCTAGCATCGCATGCATTATTGAACCTACACCTGCGGCTTCAGTTACAATCTCTTGTGCTTTCTTTTCACCCACTCGCTTTTTCCAAGCATTAAGGTGTGTCATATCCTTTGTTTTACTGAGGATAGTAGTCACACTAGGTACAGGATCGCCATAGGGGTTTTCGTATAGACGTTTGCCTCCTACACTTTTGCGTTTAAATTCTTTATACGGGTAGGGTGAAGTAATGTTTAACATACTGCTAATATAACATCAACAGTATGCAGTGTCAATAACTAATTACCCATTTGAAAGTTTTGTTTGTAGCAGAGTTTGTTAATCTACTAATGGTGTAGCCTAAGTTTTCAAAATAACTAATAACTTGATTCATTTGATCAGTTTTAGCTCTGTCACTGGTCATGCCCCGCAATACACTAAAGTAATCAACACTACTCGGATTTGTAGCTGCTGTTGTTCCGGCTGTCAATCCCAAGTCTGTGTTAGCAGTACCTGCGCCGATTGTAACTTGCCATGCAGTCGCCGCTAGTGCAGTGTATGTTAACACAAGGTTGTTACTAGTGTTTTTACTTGCTACTACGCCACTTACTGCCGCATCATTAACATCAGCAATAATACTGTTTAGATTTGTACCACTAGTACCAAGTGTAATTGTCGATCCAGCAATTATCAGTGTTGGTGTACCAGTAATAGTTGGATTTGAAACACTGCCTGTGATTGAAATCTGTGGAGTACTTTCAGTCATTGTAGTGCCATCAGACACAGTAGTTTCGTACAGACCATTTCCTGCATCAGTAATAATCTGCTTCATTATTGCATTAACTTCATCGAATATTATGAGATCTGCTCTAGCCATTGATCTGGCTTCTTGTTTGTTAATATAGTACGTCACAGTTCATCATCCTTATTCATTTGCTTTTTAGCCATCTTTTCCACAGTATCATCAGCTGGATCAACGTTAGAACGGGGTAACGCTGTATCCAGTGTGATGTCTTTCTTATTACTTGATCCGACACTTGTAATACTGTTTAGTAGATCAAGTAAACTTTTGACGTCGATACTAAATCCCATTGCACGAAGTTTAGCAAGAACCAAGTTGGTTGGTATTTTAGTTTTGCCATTGGCTTTTGCTCTGGTAATTATTTCCTCCAGAGCATTTAATACCTCAACTTGATCTTCTTTTACTATAACTTCGCTAATTAGCATTTACTTTGCCCTCATAACCGAAAGATTTCTGCGCTGTGGCTTTACTTCGTCGTATCCGCCTGTACCAGCCTGAGCTGGTGCACTACGCATCGCAACTGCGGTAGATGGAGATCTGCGCTGTGGCTTTACTTCGTCATAACCACCTGTATTAGATGGAGATCTGCGCTGTGGCTTTACTTCGTCGTATCCGCCTGTATTAGATGGAGATCTGCGCTGTGGCTTTACTTCGTCATAACCACCTGTACCAGCCC